CATTTAAAGGATAGTAAAACTGCGGTGGTCGTTATGCCATATAATCCTAACTTGATGGCAAAGTTCAAGTATGAGGTTGATGGTCGCAAGTGGAATGGTGAAGAGAAGTGGTGGGAGTTTCCTGCGGTACATCTCCCAAAAGCGTTCAATGTGTTCGGTCCAACTAACATCAAGTGTGACGAAAAGGTATTGACTTTACTGGAGAAACTCAAAGACCGCCGCGAAGATTTGGATGAGATTCGAGTTAAAGAAGATGTAGACTTCACCATCAAAGGGATGAATCTACAGTTATATCCATATCAGAAAGTCGGTGTTAAGTTCGTTGAACGAGCTGATGGTCGTTGCTTGATTGCCGATGCACCTGGGTTGGGTAAGACAGCACAAGCAATTGGATTCGCCCAACATAAGAACCTTAAGACTGTTATCGTATGCCCTCTTTCTGTCGTAGTCAACTGGAAGCGTGAAATCAAGAAGTTTACTGGAAAAGAGGCAACCACCTGGGACAGTAAGAGCTACGATGGAAAGCTCTCCAATCAGTTCCACATAGTCCATTATGACGCTGTTGGTAAGGTTGTTAATGATTTACGAAAGCAAGAATTTGAACTATTGGTCTGTGACGAAGCAACCTATTTAAAGAACAGACAAACAATACGAGCAAAATCTATTTTAGGCTCCTACAAAGAACGAAGAAAATATCCCGGCATTAAAACGAAGTACTGCCTATTCCTCACTGGTACTCCCGTGATGTCGCGTCCAATCGAAGCGTTTGCTTTGTTGAACTTCCTTGACAAAGAGCGTTTCAATAACTTTTTCCACTTTACTCAACGTTACGGGGGATGGAAAGGAGAAGCACCTCGTAATCTCCAAGACCTCCACGACCGTACAAAAGATTTGGTCATCCGTCGTAAGAAGGAACAAATCTTGACCGAACTTCCTGCAAAACAACGGAATGACTTATATGTAGAGTTAACGAAGGACGAACAGAAACAATATAAAGAATTACTACGAGAAGTTTTTGGTCGATGGAAGGTAGAGAAGCCCACCATCGGTCATATGCCGAAACTTCAAAGCTTCTTGATTGAAAAGAAGATTCCACGGTTAGTAGAAATGGTAGACGAATTCTTGGATAACGATAAACCTATACTTATTTTCAGTAATTATATTGCTCCGCTTAAGTTCTTGGCTGAGCAGTATGGGGACAAGGCAGCACTCTTGACGGGTGAAATGAATAGTAAGGAACGTCAACATACTATCGACCGATTGACCAAGGGTGAAGCTAAAGTCGGACTATTCAGTTTGATGGCGGCGGGTATGGGTATCGACGGACTCCAACATCAGATAGATACCGTGGTATTCTTGAATTGCGACTGGGTACCCGCAAATCACGAACAAGCAGAAGACCGTACCCACCGTATCGGTCAAAAGGGTCAAGTCCAAGTCTATTATATGTTATGTGCAGAAACTATAGACGAATACATGCGGGATATCCTCAAAGAGAAGCAGCAGGTTGCGGATTTGGTGGTAGATGGGGCATTGGTCACGCCAGAACGGTCTAAATCGTATTTTAAGGAATTCGTAAAGAAATTAAATACTGTTTATAACGAGAATATTTCTACTAAAAACGTAGACGATTGATATTTATAGAAGTGTAAAATTAACCAGTTTAAGGAGTTATTTATGGCAGAATTCAGTTTCCCAACAGAGACAATAGATTTACCAAGTGAGGGTAAATTGTATCCAGAAGGAAGCCCGTTACGTAATGGAAAGCTTGATATCAAGTATATGACTGCGAAGGAAGAAGATATCTTGACTTCAACGAATCTATTAAAGAGGGGAGTTGTAATCGACAGATTGATGGAAAGTTTAATTGTGACGCCTGGTGTTAAACCAGACGATTTATTAATTGGAGATTTAAACGCTGCAATGGTTGCATCACGAATTCTGGCATATGGTAAGGATTATCCAGTTGATTTGAATTGCCGTTCGTGCAATACTACGTTTAATCATTCGGTAGATTTATCAGAATTAAACCCATATACACCGCAGGTTTCTCCAAATGATGACGGAGAATATAGTTGTACCTTACCTACGGGAGTATATGTTACGTTTAAACTATTAACTAGAGCTGAGGAAAAGCAAATAGAAGCTGATGTTAATGCTTTAAAAAAGCTCGATAAGTCGGTAGAATCAGATGGAATAATGAGACTACGACACATCATAAAGTCAGTCAATGGAAAACGTGACGTAAAGGTTATCAGAGAATTTTCAGAAGCAATATTGATACGAGATTTACGGGCATTCCGAGAAGAGTACAGTAAGGTATGTCCTGATATAAAATTTGAAGTAAATATTGAATGTCCAGAATGTGGCTCTATTAGTACTATGAGGGTGCCCTTAGGGGCAAACTTTTTTTGGCCTGACCTCCGACTATAAGTTACATTTACATAAAACCATTTTTATGGTTCTTTACTATGGAAATGGTGGGTTCTCGTTTGAGCAATTATATACTATGCCGGTGTATCTACGAAATTTTTATGTTAAGCAGTTAGAAGAAGTAAAACTCAAAGAACAAGATGCAATAGAATCGGCAAACTCAACAAATAGAAAGAGATAAATATGGGAACTTCGGGAAGACCAGAACAAGACTTAACTGATATAACATTGTTGTCTGAACAAACGCAGTCATTAACTGCTGCCTTTGCTGCGTTGGAAGAAGCTGCCCGAAAAAATGCATCAGCGTCAGATAAAGAAGCAAACGCGGATAATGCCGCAACAGATGCAACTCAAAAACGTACAAAAGCAGAAAAAGAAGCAGAAAGAAATATAAAAGAAGCATACGGCCAAGTAACATCTAACCTACGGGCTCTTGGACGTAGCTTTATGGAAATAGCTGATGCCGGAGTGAAGTTGGCACAAAGTACAGGTGTATCCGCTACCAAAGGTATGCAACTTGAGTTAGCAAATAGAGCTAAAGTACTTTCTCAAATATTCACTACCGATTTAAATCGTATATCTAGTGGAGCAGAGATAGCAGCAAGTCAACAAACTGTAGCTGATGCCTTCGTTGGGTTTAGAGAAGGCATGCAGCAAAGTGCCGATGGCGCACAAGCATTTAATGCACAATTAAAAGGTGGATTTCGGTCAGAGTTCCAATTAACAGGTCAATCACTAAGAGCACTAACAGTTATCGGAGCGACCACAGAAGGACAGATGGATGCGTTCAGACGAGCAACTGGTCGAGCAAGTTTATCATCTAACCAGTTGTCTACCATCGTTAACAAAAACACTTTATCATTCTTGTTATACGGCAATAAATTCGCAAAAGCAGCTACCCAAGCAGAAATGATGGGAATCAGCCTAGAAAGTATTCAGAATGCACAAAAAGGATTAATTACTAACTTAGATGGAACAATTGATACAGTTGCACAACTTAATCAGCTAGGGGCTCAAGTTGATTTCGGTGAACTTGTTAGAATTGCGGAACAAGAAGGTCCAGACGCACTATTACGGTATGTCCAATCCACCGTTCCACAAGGATTATTACAAAGTACTAGTTTCCGTGCGTTATTTGAACAATTAGGTATATCATCGGAAACATTATTAAAAGCTAATAAAGCAGAGAAAGCTGCAACTTCATTACAATCGCAATTTTCTGAAACGGCTAAAGAAAGTGGATTGGTAGTTAAAGCATTTACAGCCCTTCAAAGATCTGGGATAGTTTCGGCTGGTTCGTTTGTTGGTTTAATAGCTGCCACAGTTTATGCGACTTTAGCTATGATACGATTTGCTAGAGCAGGGGCTTCATTTAATACGGCGGTTCAATTATTTCAAAAATCTTTATTGGGTGGAGCTGGTAAAACTCCTCCAGCTGCAGGACCACCCAGTGCACCAACGGGTACAACATTTAATAAACCAACTCTCGCAGGTGGAGCTCGTGCTGGAGCTAGAATGGGAGCGGTTGCTGGGCTAGTGTCTGGGTATATGGAATATCAAGAAAGTGGAAGTATTAAGAAAGCACTAGGGAGAGGATTAGCAAATATGGCTGGTGCTATAATTGGTGGGGCACTGGGGTCATTCATACCTATTCCTGGCGTTGGTACTATTATCGGAAGTAGTTTAGGTGCGTGGGCAGCAAATTGGTTATTTGATAAGTTGGTAACCGCGGATGATTTAATGTCGGGATATGGTAGTCGCACTTTATTAACATCAAGTGGTGCATACGCATTAAATAACAGAGATACTGTGGTTGCTGGAACTAATTTGTTCAAAGGTAATGATGTTATGTCTTTCGGTGAAGGTGCGTTGTCACTTGGTAATTTAGCTGTCAACCCTCTGGGAATGTTGGCAAGTTTACTAGGCAAATCGGCAGGTACAAAATCGGGTGAACTTGAAAAGAAAATTGATGCCTTAATCACCACGATTCAAAATGCGAATACGGTTATCAACATTAATGATACCAAGACTCAAACCAATAGAATGGCTGTGGTATCGGTACAAACCACTCGCGGAGGTTAAGCATAATGCCATTAACGTTGACCCAAAGATTTGCAGAAGCATCGGCATCAATTTACGGAGCATCATTTAATCCCGCAAGAAATGATGCACGAACACAAGCTATCAACTCATCACAACCGTTTGTGTATATACGACCAAACACCACATCGGCATCTCCTGGTGTACCAAAAGGATTTTTGGGTTCATCGTTTTCAGCAGACAGTAACTTAGCAAATGATACCAGGTCACTACCATTTCAAACGTCCGCAATACGTGACGCCAGAAGATTATTCCAATTCATTAAAAGTCCAGCAGGAACTAGATTTTTAACAACACAAGCGCTATTACAATTCCAAAATCCGTATGCAAGAACGGCATTGTTCAATCCATTCGGTTTATTTGCATCGGCTGTTGGTTCACGGTTCGTTACAGCTGCTAGACATTTTGGTGTATCAGCCGGGGACATAGGAGAGGTATTTAGTAAATTGGGTGTGAAGAAAAGTGATATACCAATTGGAACAGGTAACACCGCAGCGTCATCAGCTGCACTAACTGGTGCACAAACATTATCACAAGTAACTGTACTTGGTGCAAATGGAACAAATAAAAGAATTGGAGACAGTCCGTTAAAATCTACAATATATGGTGGGAATGTTGGATATTTTCCTGTACAAACCTCACAAAAACGTGCTAATGCGCTGCTACAAGACGCGTTCAGCGGACTGATACCATCACGATTTAAAGAGCCGACCAGAAATCTTGCTGACCCGTTTAACAATGCATCCCCTACCGCATCAAACGCTGTTTTTAGTACACAAGATACAGTAGAAGCTGGAGATGTATTTGGAACGGGATTAATGTCATATAAATTTTTAGAGTATCCAGAATCTGCATTTTTACCTTTAGGTGAAGATGGGAAACATTTAGAAGATGGGAAGTATGATATTATTACATTCTCATTTCAAGACTTCAAAAAGAATTCTACCGCAGAAACACAAGTTATCCCGTTTAGAGCATTCATATCAAATATCAAAGAAACTGTTAAGCCGGAATTCCAAGAACAACAATACATCGGTCGTACTGAACGATTGGTTACTTATGTTGGGGCAAAACGGTCAGTTAACTTGGAATTTCATGTGGTCGCATTTGCAGAAGAAGAAATACAACATACTTGGAGTAGAATCAATTACTTAACTGGATTAGCATTTCCTAAAGGAGTGTCAGCTGGTGGGTTTATGATTCCCCCACTGTTTCGTATCAATATTGGAAAAATTTATAAGCAACAACCATGTTATATAGACAATCTAGAATTTGAATTTCTTGAAGAAAAAACTACATTTGATATATTAGAAGAAGTATCTCAAGTCATCAAAGTTACCGCTACATTACAATTGATAGAAAAGACCAGTAGATATGGTAATTCTCCGTTCTACAAGATTACAGAAGATTTAATAACAAAGCAAGCAGGACTTACTATCGCAGCTACTGTTGAAGAAACGCCTTTACAAGCAGCGAGAGTTTCGACACCGACCGATAGATTCACTGGGGAGGTTCGACCAGACACATTATCCACATTTTTTGAAAGATAATATTTAATTATGGAAAAATACACAAGTCAACCTATCATAGATACAAGTAAAAGAATACCATATTATAAGACGGCAATATTATCAAAAACATTGCCAGAAGCTTTACCGTTTTATTATGTGGCACAGGATGGTGACAGATTGGATAGAATTGCAAATACCTTTTATGGTATTCCAGAATATTGGTGGGTAATTGCAAAAGCTAATAATATAGCAAATGGAACTATTGCAGTACCAGGCGGGACACAGTTATTGATTCCAAATATTTAAGGATAGGTTATGCCAACATATATCTCAGACGATACTGCACCGAAACCAAGTCGTATACGAAATAGTTCGTGGAGAGGAAAACGGGTGGCTCCCAGACGAACCGTAGCTACATTTGCACAAGTATATAGCGAACTAAAGTCTATGAATGTCAGTAATCCGTTGATAGTTTCTATTATGAGTGTTATGTATCTTGAACAAGGATATGCTACCGGATATACAGCATATAATTTTAATTTTGGCGGAGTAGATATAACCAATGGTAACTGGTCGTTTGATCCAAATTCTCACGATGGATATATGGTTCTTAGAGAGGGTGGAACTGGTCAATACCACGCATTTGCATCGTTCATTAATTTAAAAGCAGCACTTGTATTTAAAAAAAATAAATTAGCTTCTAAGAATAGAAATGGTAAAACCTTTGAAAATGTGGCAGGTGCAGCAGATTTCGCAGAATTATATTATTTAGCGTGGAATGGGTTAGGACGTAGAACTCTTACAAAATTTAATAATATAGCAAACACTGAAGCTGGGCGGAGAGAAAGAACAACTTATCCGTCAACTGTATGGAAAACTGCCGATGATGAAGCATTGAATCTTGCGTCAGCTACGTACAACAGAATAACACAGATAATAGCAAACCTAAGTGAGCAGCTACCGCAACCAGCACCGTCAGCACCGACTCCACAACCAGCACCGTCACCACCACCAACAGCACCTGCTCCCCAAGCAGGCACAGTTACGCCATCAACAGACCGTGAATCAATATCTCCGCACCTTGGTACATATGAATCGTTTCATCCACGAATTCAATATGAACTGACCAGACGGAAGTTCGCTACGGAAACTGTAGATACCTATATGCCATTCGTAAAGCTAACTTCGTTTACATACGTAAAAGGAGAAGATGTTGCAGCACGCATACCAGCACAAGCACCAGCTGGTATTGCGGGATGGTGTCCGTCTATAGGTATTCATGGAAGAAAAGCGGTGTCAGCTGATGATATATATAACTCATTCGGAGATATATCCAGAACAGAGTTTGGAACCGAAGCAAGAACGAATTTGATAAGAAATTCCAGTGTGGTCGGAGAAATTACCGTAGCTACAAAAAACGCACAGCAGCAAAGAGTACTCAGTAGAGAACTGAGACTGTTATCCAGACTACCCTCTGACATAACACTATCCGACCCAGCAAATATACCACCGCCGGGTATAACCAATCTTAGTATAGATTTATCTACTGCTGGTCCTATGGGTGTCCGTGGTGGATTATTTAGAACCGATATAAAAATGGTGGCATACTCAAAAAATCAAGTTGACACATTACTACGATATTTTCTACGACCAGGAACCAGAGTGGTGCTGGAATACGGTAAAATGTCCAGTACAAAAAATGATTTTCAAACATTTGATTGGGCCAGAGAACCAAGTGTTTTGGCAGCAGAATTGTATGACACCCGAGAGTATACAGTGGGAAATAATCAAAAGGTAACACATACTTTTCCTGCGCATGATAGACTACAAAAAAAGTATATGTATCCAAGTGATGGTAACTATGACATATTGATAGGATACGTGGTCAAGTTTAATATGAAGGTTAACAAGAATAATATATACGAAATAACGTTAGCCATGCATTCATTGAACCAATCTGAAATACCTAATGCAAACTCTACGGTAAAATCTTTATGTAGTAATGCGTTAGATGATAAGTGTCAAGCAATGGATATTCGTGAATATTTTAATCCATCTGTTTCTTGGAAAGCAAAAACGTTTGCAAAATTATTAGCTAATTTCACTACCAATCAAAGATTACAGACATCGTATAAAAATGAAATAGTAAAAATAAAAAATGCAAATAACGAAAGTACGGGAGAGAATGGATTTTATGTGTCCTGGAGATTCTTTGTACAAGTAATATTAAATGATCCTGAGTTCGGTATATTGAGTATATTTCCTGAGCAAAGTAGACCGTTAGTAATGAATTCACTCATATCTCCGCTAGGTACATCTGCCGCAGATAGTGATAAGCCTGTAAAGATAGTACATGACAACGATACGCTGATAGCAAATGAAGTCGGATGGCATCCGGCACTGTTGTCTATAGACCCAAATACTATGGTAATTTATAATCCACGGCGTATACCAGTAGGAGGAGCTGCGAGTGACGAAGAGTATAGATTGTTTGAATCAATATATAAAGACCAGAATAGCACAACCGCTGTTGAAGTATCTGATGCCGAACGTATAATACGAAGCGGACCTGGATTTTTACCAGATACTTCTACATCGGGAGGGCAAGGGGTATCTAGTTTATTAGAAGGTGTCTGGATTAATACTATGGCAATAGAAAAGGCATTTGCTGAGAACGATACTATTACTAAATCATTAGAAGCACTATTAGTAAAAATGAACAACGCAACTGGTGGTTATTGGAACTTACAACTGTTATCCATCGACGGTACGACCGAATCAAATACTCCGTCCAATGGTTTACACGTAGTTGATATGGGATTATCTAAACGTGTTAGTCAAGCACGAAGTAATCCAAGAGAACGTGCGGATTTGTTAACGAGCGTAACGCAACCAATTATTAATAAAGAGCAGATATTAAATCTTCAGTTTGCTAAAGGTGCAGATGAAGAAAATAAAGATAAACCAAAATACATTTATGTGTTCAATGAAAGAAACAGAGTTTTTGCTAACGTAGCAACTGAAAGATTATCTAAAACTACAGAAGTAGATAAACCTGTGTTAGAAGGAGTTGGTAGCGAGTTAATTGATTTAAATGTAGATTTTGGATTACCCATAGCAATAGCCTCGCAAGTTATTGCAGGAGTTGGCGGTAGTTCACAAAAAGGAACGCTGGAAGCGATTGATGTAAATGAGTTAAACGATATCAGTATTTTTCCACGAACACTGGTTGCATTCTGTGATACTCCGGTTCGTACCGACCCATGTTTTGGGGATCCCAGTAGGCAAATTGAAATAAGACTTTCCGTATTAAATAATGAAAAGCAACGTGAGATAGCCGACTTAGGACCACGACCGGACCCCAATAGAGAACGTAGTTTCTTACAAGCAGTTAATGAAGAAACCAGTAAGTTCTTCTTCGGAGGCATAACCACAGCTACTGAATGGGATGCTGCGAAGGCACGAATAGAAGCCAGATACGAAAGATTAACGGATTCCTTGGTACAGGGAATTAGTGCGTCGGGTCGTGATAGTTCGGAGGTTATTTCGAGAATACGCGCTATCATAAATGATTATGGATATGCAGGAACGGTATTACAACTTATAGAGCTAAATCCGGCTGAAATGGCGACTAAGTTAAATTTAGATTCTCGTGACGATATTATCAATGAAGAAACCGGTGAAAGAGTTCCAAAGGTACATGCGTTTAATAGTTCTAATTTAACGAAAGTACTGGTGGACCTTACGCTTCCAGGCATTTCTGGTATACATCTATTTCAAACCTTTTTAGTTGATAGAATACCCTCCGTTCTCCAATATGGGTATTATATGGTAACTAAGGTCACGCATGAGTTATCCCCGAGTACAGGATGGATTACTAAAGTTCAAGGAAGATTTAGATATGACCCATTAGCAAAAGGTACGACAACCCCACGTTTAACAGCCGGATTAGAAACACCTAGAAGAGAGTCTACAACGGATACTCCTGCACCGGGTAGTCCTGTCCCGTCTGCAACACCATCGTCGGCGCCTTTCGTAATCGTACCATTTGCAAATAGCAATAATCAACAAATATCTGTAGCTGAAATTCCTACGAATGGAGTAACGGTTCCAGTACCACTTAATGTAACGTTAACACAGAATAATATTCCTGTCGATGATATACAATTAGCAGCAATACGTGTTTCTGATATTAATGGTACTCCGTTGACGACAGGAATAGGTAATTCCAGTATTACGCCGTTCGGAGAAAATAATCCGCAATTCAGAACTAAAAACGGACAGTTACAACAATCAATACAATGGAGAATAAAAACCGCAGGTGACCACTACGTTAAAATATATGTACA